AGCATTAATAGCTCCACCAACATTTACGAAGTTGTTAGGAGTATTGACAGCTGTCCAGATTGTAGAAAGAGCTGTAAAGACTTTAGTCTGGTAGTAGTCCCTTAGTTGAGCTAGCATTTCACTTCTAATTTCTTCTACTGTTCCAATATCTCCAGCTTCCATTTCCCACTCATTCCAAGTTACACCAACATCAGCACCGTCTAACATATAGTTAGCTCTGGCCTGTACGGTGATCTCGTCTTTGAGATGGATAGAACCTGGAACTAGAGTTCTAACTCTGGCTTGACTTCTTAGTTTCTTTACTAGGGAGTCGCCCTCTTTTAGAGCTCTAGCATTTAGAAGCATACCAACAAAATCTACAACGATATGATTTGGTTGGATATACTCCACGAACATTTCAGCTAATGCATCTCTTTTCCCTTTATCTTCAGCCAATGACGCAATAGCTTCCTTTAATTTTAATTCATCCATGTTTTTGTGACCTCCTGAATTTTAGTAAAGGATGCGGAAGGTTAGGTTCTGATCTGCATCCAACTCCATAACTTCGGCAAAACTAACAGAGGCTGTGTAGTTAAGTTTACCCGCATCAGCTCCATCGTCAGCTGTATTGAGTACTTCTAGGTAAGCTCCTGCGACTAGATTTGCACTATAAACAAATCCACCGGAAGGAATAGTAAATACACCAGGGCCAAAAGCTAAAGCTAGAGTACCTGATGGGATAGTTAATCCTTCGGTATTGCTTAGTGAGGACAGATAAACAGTAGCGGCAAATGGAACATTCGCAGCTCCGTCAAATCCCCACCGTAAAGAAGTATTAGCTACTGTTGGGTAAGGGTTGTAGATTGGAGGTTGAGTATTATCGACTGCCCAAGTTAAACAAAATCTAGCTTTCGCAGCTTCTGTGGAATCAGCAGGAATTCTTACTCCTGGTAAATCCTCTCTAGAACCATAGTCATGAGTTTCGCTAGAATTAACTAGCAGAACCATTCTACCTTCTACAACATCTTCAACAGTTACCACACCAGTAATATCAGTATACTTGTTGATTTCCATTTTTTACATTCTCCTATTTACGAGAGTTTAGTTCTCTGAGTGCTTTCGCAATCTCTTTGGGATCGGATAAATCTATATCATCGTCTCCTTCAAGATTTGGAATTGTTATTTTCTTTTCAGCCTTCTCTTCTTTTTTAGAAGAAAAAGCTACCAGCTCTTGAAGCATAAAATCTAAAGCTTCTGTTGGCATATTAATTAGATTTTCTCTGTTGGATGCAAAGTACTCATCTTCCTTAGCAATACCAACTTCTTTGAATCTAGCTTTAATTGCATCTAGCTTAGCTTCCTCTGCCTGTACCTTCTCAATAGATGCTTTGTACTCTCTGAGAATATCCAGTTCTGGAAGTAAAACTTCTATTTCTTTAACTTTATTATCTAATTCAACAGTTTTTGCTTCTGCTTTGATTAGATTATCCTGTGCTTCCTGGAGCTGTGTTTTTAAGGTTTCTAGCTCGTCCAAGGTTTTATCCTCCTTATTGTCAGAAGCTACAGCAAAAATGGGAGTTCTACCCTGGTAGGCTGGCATTCCTACTATAGTAGCTGCTCTTAAAGAAGTACCTGAAAGATTTTCAATACCCTCATCATCCATTAAAGAATCTATATAGGAAATTTCCCAACTGACATTCAATGGAATTTTTTCAGCATAAGCTTTCTTAATGAGAGCAACATCTTCTGGTCTTTCTTTAGTCCATAAAGCTGCAATACCTCTGATATCATTTTCTGTTTGTTTCAAGTGTGTGATGACTCCTAGAGGAACAGCCTGGGCATGGCCGTCACCGATAGTTCCTAGTGCCATCTTTAAAGGCGCAAAATATCCAGTTTTTACTAAGTTCGGGAATTCCTCTGTTGGAACTCTTTGCTTATTAGCGTTTGGTTTGTTATCAGTCAGAATAAACTTTAGATAGTTAAACTGTGAGTTAGTAGTAACAGCTGCCTCAGCCTCCATTTCTGAAAGCTCGACCAATTCTAACTGAAATTCTTTTATAATTATTTTTTCATCTTCCATAATAAGCTCCTGGGAATAGAATATATATTCCTCCCCTCATTGTGAGTATAACACATTATGCAACATTTAGTGCATAACTATACTATTTTTGAGGATTTTTCTGATTTTCCTGTGGATTTATCTTGGGTTTGTTACTTGGAGGGGCGGTATTGTTGTTATTTGCTGAAGGAGTAAAGGGTTGTGGATTGAATTCATCTAGTCCGTATTGAGTTAACAATTCTTTTTCATCTGATCTTTGTTTCATTTCCTCTTCTATATCGTATCCAAAAGCTCCTGAGTAGGATTTTCTAGAAAGGTTTCCAGTGTTATACAGTTTAGTTAGACCCTCTACTAGAGTACTGAATTCTGATAGATTCATTTGAGTAAACTTTAGAGTGGTATCTCCACTAAATCCATTCTCTTCAAAAGTAACATCAATAACTCTATTCAAAACTCTTAGTATTCTTTTTCTCATGGCTTCTAGAGTTTTAGTTGGGGCCATTGTAGCAAACTCTGGATTAGAAGTTCCGGTTTTTGTTACCTCTCCAGTAATTAATATTTTAGGAAATCCTAGAGCTATCATGATATCTTCATTAACTTCTTTGTATTTATTTTCATTTAGAAGAGCTTCTACTGGAGGAAATATCCAGTCGATCTGTAGAGTGTGGTTAGCGAATAGTTGGAAGATTCTTTCTATATCTTTTTGGGAAGTTAATCTCCAATACATTTGATCTTTAATAGCTTGGAACTGTTCGTCTTGATCTTCTGTTACTGGAAACTCATCATTACCCAATCTAAATAGCTGGATAGCTCCGATAACTCTAGCGGCAATAGAGTAATCCATTCTTCTTAGATTTCTCTTGTGCTTTAATGGTTCTAAAGCTGCGTATAAATAAGGAGTAGGGTAGGGAGAATCTGATATAGGCCTGTTCCTGAAGATCAAACTGTCGTCCTCTATTAGAATATATTCTTGTTTTTCTTCTACTTTTAATATAAATTCTGGATAGTAAGCTTTTAATTTAGCATATAATTCTGGATCTTTTGTTCCGTCTGCATACGTTCCTTTACCTAAAATAAATTGGATTAGTTTCTCTGGAACTTTAACATAGTAGGACGGTTTATCCATTACCATTGTATAGTTTATTTTTATAGATGTTGGATCACGAACCCACATAGCTACAGGCATAACTAGAGTTTCAAACTTCTTGATGCTCATTTCTTTTAATTGATCTCTAGTTACGTTAGCATATTTTATTTCGGGAACTACTAATCCTGACACCAAAAATTCTAATGCCATAGTTTCAGCAAAGTCGTGAAGTTCTGGAAGTAACCCCTCTACAACTTTCTTGGCATTAGATGTTAAATCTTTACTATCAAAAACTAAATCATTAATCCCAATATCTATACTTTTATTAATAACGGATGAAACAATACTGTCGTGTCTATAAAAGAATCTACATGCATCTACTATTTTAGCAAATGTATTTAAATCCTTTACTTCCATTTTATCTACTTCTGTAGTAGACCACGGATTACCCGCAGATGGAAGAACGCTGGTAAACATTTGTGCTTGAGCTAACTTTCTTGGTTCTGTCATAGTGTTTTACCTCATGTGATCCATCTAGGGGCTGCTAGCTTTTTAACTCTCTTTTTATAGTTTGTAAAATCTTTTTCCAAATAATAAGCTAAAGATGCACAAAGTAAAGAAGATGTAAAGTGATCTTCTCCTCTCTTGCCTCCTCTAGGAGTTAGAGTCTTATAGGATATCTCTCCTGATGGACTTTTTGTATATGTCATTCTTTCCAGCTCCGAAATTAACTCCATATCTGTAGAAGTATAAACTATTCTGTGGCTATTAGAGTATTCTTGTAGAACTGAAACCGAGAATGGTCGTACTCTTGTCTTTAATTCTTTTCCATCTTGATCCACACCGTGATCAATAAATGCGGAAAAGTTAATAGGTATAATTCTTTTAGCATAATTTTTGTGCAGGTATTCGTCTGCTTCTTGCATTCTTTGAATTACTGCAATACCAGACGAACCTTGATCAATAGCTATAATGCTTGGATCAAACTTAGAATCCAGGTAGTCAATAATTTTATCCTGTAGATTGTAGGATACTTTATTTAGCTGAACCCTTCCATGAAACTTTAATCTTCCATTAATATCTTCATACATAATAGTTATGGCTGTCGGATCTGTGTATCCTAAATCTACTCCAAATAAAACTATTCCCTTTCTTTCATTTCCCATTAATGGAAACATAGCTAATTTTGGAATATAATTAGCTATATTATCTTTTAGTTCAATACCATTGATAATAAGTTTATAAGTTCTGTAATTAGATATTTCAAATAAATTCCTATCGAATAGGGCATAAACAGGAGCTCCGTGTTTACCTAGAACTAAGTGAATATAATCCTCAGAGTCTTCTCCTCCGTACTGTTCAATAGCATGTTGATGATCACTTTCCATAAACCTAGGATTATCAAAAGCTGTAGCTCTATGTTTAGTGTAGGATGGATCTTCTTGATCTGCCGTAAATAAAACATTCTTTTCTCTAACTCCGGTGGGAACTCCAGAAACTATTTGCCTGTGTCCTTCAGTAAATGTATTTAGAATTGGTTGTAATTCTACCCAAGTACCCCAAGGATAGTACCCAGCTTCGTCAAGTAAAACTACAGGAGTATGTAAGCCGATTACATTAGCTCCTGTTCCAGTCATACCGGCAATTCTACAAGTAAGAGCTGCGTTATTTGTTAAGTTAATTTCAAAAACTGAACTATTAAACCCCCCACCCGTGGGGATGAACATTTTTAATAGAGAATTTGATCTGAAGCTTCTTTGTAGATTCTGCCAAACAGGTTGTAAGTGAGCTCTGTTTGGAACTGTGTACACAATATAATCTCTGCCATACACATTAAAAATAAGCATCCATATGATCAAAGAT